CATACACTGGCGGTACAACCTCCACTGCTGCCTTCGGTTCGTCTGGCACTGGCTCCTCGTCTGGCTTGCACAGCGTGGCTACCTATGACCAGTTGACCACCAACGGCAACACCGTGGGCGCTGGCAACGTGACCTACAAAGACTTGGTGAACTTCATCTACGCACTGCCACAGCAGTATTGGACTGAAAGCGCCAAGTTCGTGGTGAGCCCCATCTTCTTGGCCCAAATCCGTGGCTTGGTTGATGACAACGGCACTCCAGTGTTCGAGCGTATGTCGCCTCTGGAAACCAACGGTATCGTTGGTCGCCTGTTGGGCTTCGATGTGGTCGTCAACAAGTATCTGGACACTCCTAGCCAGACTACCGTTGGTGATGCCGGTACTACCAGCTTGTACCCTGCGTACTTCGCTGACTGGAGCCGCTTCCACACCATCATTGACCGTTTGAACATGGTCATGCGCCGCTACGATCAGACTTTGCCCGGTTACATCACCTTCTTCGGTGAAAAGCGTCTGGCAACTTCGATCCGCGATCCGTTCGCTGGCGTTCGCTATCGCTCCACTGCGACAGCAGCCTGATAAAAGTGGAGGGCTTCGGCCCTCCCTTTTTGCGCCCTCAATTTAGGAAATTGCCATGACCATCACTGAAAAAATCCTCTCCGGTATCAAGCAAGCCATCACTGAAGGCAAGACAGTCACAATCGACCTGAAAGAAGCCTCTGCAATCATTGGCTCCGGTTCTGGTGTGGGTGGTCGTGCAGTGTTTGATGATGCGTTCGCAGCGTTGCGTTACGCCAACCCCTTCCGTATGGGTTCTCGCATCACGCCCGTTGCTGGCTCTGACATGCAGTTCGTTGCCAAGACTGGTAACGCAGCAAACCAAACAAACCCTTGGGGCTACCCCGTTCAGAACAACGTGGGCACTCCCGGAACCAACACCAGCATCTGGCAACTGCCTGTGCGCGTGGTGACTGCTCAATTGCCAATCCGTGACGCTGTGTTGTCGGATGTGAATGGCTTGCAGGCCGAGATTGTTGAAGACCTTGCTTTGGAATTCGCCCAAATCGAAGGCGCTTCAATGGCGGTCAATGACGACCAAGCTGGCTCGACCAGTACGGCTACTGGCGCAACATCTGGCCTGCGCGGCTTGGACATGTACACCAGCGGCTCTGTGAGTGCTTTTGGTACATCGGGCACTGCCATCACCAATGGCATCCACGCAATCGCCACAGTGGCTCAAACAAGCGGTGGCGTGGCATACAACGACATCGTTGACATGAGCACAACATTCCCTTCCCAATATTGGGCAATGCCCGGCAATGCTTGGCACATTCGTCCATCCATGATTGATTCGCTGCGTAGCCTGAAGGATACTCAGGGCTTGCCATTGTTCTTGGAAATTGGTGATGAAGACGGCGCTGCTGTTGGTCGTATGTTCGGCTGGCCTGTGATTCCAAACCCATACCTGTCCGCAGCCTTCCCAATCTATTTGGGCAACTGGCCTCGTTTCCTGACAATTGGTGACACTGAAGAGATGTCCATTCAAATGATGGAACAGACCACTCCCGGCTTCGTTACACTGTATGCTGAGAAGCGTGTGGTTAGCACCGTGCGTGACCCGTTTGCTGGCGTTCGCATGAGCGCCTAATAGGAGCATCTATGGCCTCGGACAGCGTTTTGACGGGTATGCCCTTTGGTGGGCAATCTCGAAATCCGTTCAACTATGTAAAGGTTGAGCAGATTGGACGAGATATTGCCACCAATTGGCTGACTGCCGATGAAATAACTCAACAGTTGAACTTGTTTGGGGATGAGAGTCAGGATTCCTATATCTTGTCCTTGGACTTGGCAACTCGAATGTATATTGAGGATTTTCTTGGCATGTCCATCTTTCCGGTGACGTACCGTGTTTGGTATGGCGCGGAAAGTCTGACGGCTACTCCTGTGAGTCTTGATTTGCCGGAAGTGAGCCAAAATCAATACCAAAATCAAGCGCCTCTGACGATTGGTGTTGTTGGCTATTACAACGACAACTTTCCTCCTGTGTTTACCCCTGTCAGCTCATCGCAGTATTTCTACGACAACAGCGGCAACAAGGTAATCATCAGCAGCCTGCCTACTGAGATCAATACGCAGATGACAGCTCCCATTGTTGTGGAATACACGACTGTGGCAAACATCTTGGCGACATACCCTGTCATCAAGCAGGCTGGCCTTTTGATCTTGACGCACCTGTACAACAATCGTTCGGACACAACAGAGACAAAGCTGAAAACCATTCCTTATGGCGCTCAGGTCTTGCTTCGTCCATACAAACCATTGGTGATGTAAATGGCAATCGCACGTTTTGAAGATGTGACCATCAAAAATCTGGCTTTCGGCAAGTCGGATTTTGGTGAGCAATCAACCACTCAGACAGAGTGGTTCAAGACCCGTGCGCGTGTGGAAGATGTGGCAAACAACGTCAAGATTGCAGACAAGTACCGCCTGTATCAAGACTTGGTGAATTTCACATTCAACTACACTCCAAACACCAAAATGATTGTTGACAATCAGCAGTCGTACTCCATCAACTGGCGTGGCAATGATTGGCGCATCACCGATGTTCGTGAGTCGAATGACCGGATGACTGTCAAGATGATGTGCTATCGCTCTGACCCTGTTACGGCGGTGTAAATGGCAACACAGAACAACGTCATCCAGTACGGCAAGGCGATTCAGTACCAACTGAGTCAGATTGTCAATCCTGTGCCTGTGTATGCGGCTTTCAACCGCAACTTTGCCAGTCAACCCAAGTTCATCACTTGGATGCTGCGAAACGTCCACCAGCCTGTATATACAGGCCAGACGCAAAGCAACAAAGGCATTGACCGTCCTGTGTTCCAGATTTCGATCTTCACACAGCAAATTGAAGACGGGTTCACCATCTCCAATCAAATCCTTCAGGCTTTGCATGGATACAGTGGACAATTGGGAAGTCCATCCGAAGGCTTTTTCATTGCGAAGGCTGATGTGATGTGGCTTTACAATAGTTACAACAACGAGGAAAATATGGCGCAAATCTTCTTGGATTGCACCATTGATGTTCCGGCGTAATACAAGACAACTTGTTCAACTATCTTTTTGAAGGAAACTCAAAATGGCTCTCATTAACAAAGTCTTGCCCGGTTATACGGCTACCCTGTGGTGTCAAACTGGCGCTGCTCCCACTCCATTGACTGACGCTCAGTTGGCAACTTGGACTGGTCAAATTGCTGACATCATTGGTACTGCTGCTGGCGGTACAGGCACTGATGGCATGCAAGTCCCCGTTGAAGCAATCCCTGCTTTCGGTGCTGACGATGCTGTGGCTGCTTTCTCTGTTGCTGGTGCTCGTACTGGCGCAAAGATCACCACCCAAAACCAAGTGACCTCTTTGAGCATCACTTCTGCTTGGAACCCTGCTGATCCAGCTATGTTGTTGATCCGTGATGACGGCTACAACGGCACTGTGGTTCGCACCTATGTTGTTGCTGTGTATGACGGCACTGACACTGTTGCCTACGCTTTCAACGGCATGGTTGGCGGTATGTCTTGGGACATGTCTCCTTCTGCTGAAGGCAAATTCAACTTCACAATCCACCCCATCGGTGGCAACAGCTACGGCTGGTCCAACAACGCCTAAGACAAAATGACGACAGTAAAAGACAACACAGACCTGTTGAGTTTCCTTGTAGGCCAAGCCGATTCTTCCAAGAATTGGTTTGGCTTTACTCAGCAGCGTATTACAGCCATTGCGTTGGCTCACGACATTGCACGGCATCATGCCGACAAGATTTCACCTGAAAAGGCTGTGGACTATGCCATTGCTTTAAATCAGGCCATCTACGACAAGATCATCAAAACTACACGATAGGAAAAACCATGTCACGACTCTCATCTGCTTTTGGCGACAGTTACCAAAAGGTATCTTCACATCTGCGTACCAAGAGCTTTGAGCTTGGTGGGCATGTCTTCAAAGTTCGCATCCCTTTGACCAAAGAGATGGAGCAACTTGAAGATCGAATCACAAAAATTGACGAAGCCGACTTGAACAGCCGATATGAAAAAATGTCTGGCAGCTTCCGTGACGGCACAATGATTGACGGCGTTGAAATCACTGAAGATGATGTGATTATCGAAGGACGATCAACCAAAGGCTTGGCTCGTTCAGTCATTCTCATGGAGCAGCGCATTGTTGAGTACATCAAGCTGCTTGTGCCTGAAGTTGGCGAATGGGATGGCTTGACGTATTCCGATGTCGAAGCTGAATGGCCGATGACCGTCCAGCTTGAGATGATCGCCAAAATTACTGAGTGCATCCAACCCGGATATAAGGATTCTCGAAAAAACTGATTCAGGACGCTCACTCACAGGCTAGGGCATATATTTATGCTCACGGTGGGTGTCCTGACGATGTTCCGGTTGATGACCTGATAAACATCGAGATTATGTTGTCGGATGGCATGATTGGAAACAAGGCGCTGCTGCTGGCACTGAGTTCCTTGACCACTGGCAACTTAAACTCGAAAATGCAGAAGACGGCAAAGCCATTCCGAATGCAGGATGTCTTGCCGTCAACGCATGATTACATTGTTCCGCCTTTGAGTAAAGAGCAGCAACGTGAGCAGACCAATCAGCAGATGCTGACGTTTGTTTCGATGAAGCCCGGTTCTGAGGCATTCTTGAAAGTGTGACATGGCCTACACCCCGCAAAGCAAGTCATTCCAATTGGAAGGGTTTGCCGAATTTGAGCAGCAGTTGAAAGACTTGGCTGAAGGATTCAGGGGTGATTTGGTTGCACGAAATACGCTCACTCCTGCTGCAAAAGCAGCAATGGGCTCTGTTCTTGATTCGGCCAAATCAAGGGCGCATGTTGGCGACAAGCCAAGGGACGACAAGAACCCTATCCACATGCGAGACACCATTCGTCTTGACGCAAGAATTCCAAACGCAAAAGACCGTATGAGCGAGTATGTCAACGAGACAGATGCCGTCATTGCGGTTGTGTCTGTCAAGAAGAGCGCTGTGTCATTGGCAAACGAATTTGGCACATCAAAGGTTGCGGCCCACCCATTTCTGCGCCCTGCACTGCAAGAAAATGCGGAATCTGTACTCACTGAACTAAAATCACAGTTGGCGGTCAGAATCCCTGAATACGCCAAGAAACTGGCGCGAAGGAAGAAATAATGGCTTCACAAAATATTGCCCGACTTGGCGTTGTCCTTGGTCTGGACACTGCTGAATTTACAGCGTCCATTGATAAAGCGATTTCTGAAAACAAGAAATTGAAGGACGCAATCAAGCGAGAGACAAACGCAGCGGCAAAAGAGATTGTTGCGCTGAAGTACGCCACTGATGACTATGGCAAGACTGTCTCCAAGGTCACTCAGGTTGAGCGCGAGATGGCTGCTGGCCGCTTCAAGAACGCCACAGCAGACATGAAAAAGCAGTTGCTTGACCAAGCCGCTGCTTACGACAAGATTGCCATGTCGGCCAAAGGTGCTGCTGGTGCTCAGTTCAAGATGAACGAGCAGCAGAAGCTGAACCTGACATATCAGACAACTGACTTATTCACGCAGATCGCATCAGGTCAAAGCCCATTCATTGCGCTGCTTCAGCAAGGTGGTCAGTTGAAAGATTCGATGGGTGGACTTGGCAATATGTTCAAGGCTCTTGGGTCGTTTATTACTCCGGTTTCTGTTGGACTTACTGTTGCTGCAATTGCTATGGGCGCAACTGCAAAAGCCGCTTATGACGCAGCAACAGAAATGGAGCAACTCAATGATGCGCTGACTTTGACTGGCAATTATTCTGAGGTGACAGCAGACTCATTCCAGAGG